GCGCCGACGACTGGCGCTTTCCACTGGAAGCCCTGCCGGCATTGACGCTGGCCACCGGCGACTACCGACTGCTGGAACTGCTGGCCGAGAAGTGCGGCTGCCGCATCGCACGCGGCGAAGAGGCATTGCTGGCTGAAATCGGCGCCCTGACCCTGCAAGAAAAATCCGTGAAGTCGCACCTGGGTACGCTGCAGAAAAATTTACCAGAAGGAATGATGCAACGCCTGGTCGAAAAAAATACCAAACGCAATGGAGGCGCAGTATGAAATGCGATCTCCGAGCAATAGCTGACGCGCTCCGCGTAACTAAAAGTGCCATCGAGAAGCGTGCGAACCGCGAGAGCTGGAGCTTTGAAGAAATCGCCGTGCGCGGCGGCCGCAGCAAGGTCTTTGACCTTGATAGCTTGCCTGCCGATGTGGCGCGGGCGGTAGAGAAACAGCAAGCCATCACGGCGCGCGCCGCTGGCGCCACGCACACGATGCGGGTGCTTGCAGACATGGAGCAACAGAACAAGGCTCATCGCGCGGCCAATCAGAAAAAGGGCGAAGAAAATCTGAAGCAACTGATGAAGCCGCTGGCCGCTTCGGTACAGGCGCGCTTTGATGGCCGCTACGCTGTTGTCAAAGGCTGGGAGCGCTGGTTTCCCAGCGTGCAGCCAATGGGCCGCAATGCCAGCTTCACGGTGTATGCCGAGGCGTTCAACGCCAGCGCGGTCGATCTGAGCCAGGATATTTTTGACCAGTTCCAGCCGGTGAGTGCCCGCACGATCCAGCGCTGGGTGCTGACCTATGAGAAAGACGGCATCGCCGGACTGATCGACCACAAGGACGGCAAGGCGTTAAAGGACATCAACGTTTTTACCACCCAGCCCCTGCTGGAAAGGACGTTTATCGCCATGCTCATTGCGCGCCCGACCATATCCATCAGCGATCTGGTGACGCTGCTGAAACAGGCATCCGTCGACGAGGACACGGGCGAGGTGCTGTTCAACGCCCCGAACTATTCGGCGACCCGGCGCTACAGCAACGCCTGGAAACTGAAAAATGCGGAGCTGCTTTCAGCCGCCACCAGCCCTGATGAATGGAAAAACAAATACATGGTGGCCTTTGGCGACGCATCCGAGGATGTGACGCAACTGAACGCGCGCTGGGAAATGGATGCGACGCCGGCCGACTGGATGCTGGTCGACGACGACGGCGCACTGCGCCGGTACTCGGCATCGGTGGTGATCGACGTGTACAGCCGGCGCAGCCTGATTGTGCTGTCGCCGACCCCGAAGACGGAGACGCACAAGCTGGCATTGCGCCTGGCCTTGCTGCGCTGGGGCGTGCCGCGCGAGGTGGTTACTGACAACGGTCAGGATTACAAGAGCAAGGATTTTATCGCCACGTTGAAGTCGCTCGATATCGCGCATCACCTGACGCACCCTTTTTCGCCCTGGGAAAAGCCACACGTCGAACGCATGAACCAGACGATGCTGCATTCGGTACTGGAAATGTACTCATCGTTTATCGGTCACAACGTCGCCGAGCGCAACGCCATCGAGGCGCGCGCCAGCTTTGCCGAGCGCCTGTTTTCCAAAGACGCCAAGCTGATTGAAATGGCGATGCCGGCAGCGCAGCTGCAGGCGCGCATCAATCAATGGCTGACTGGCATCTATGAACAGGGGCATCACGATGGCCTGGGCATGTCGCCGCACGCCAAGGCGGCCGAGTATCGCGGTGAGGTGCGCCGCATCGGCGACGAGCGCGCCCTGGACATCCTGCTGGCGCAGCCGGCCGGCAAAGGGTCGTATGTCATCACGAAAAAAGGCTTGCGCATACAAGGGGCGCAGTTCCTGGCACTTGAATTGTCGCTCCTGGTCGGCAAGACCGTCGAGGTGCGCCTGACCGACGATTACGGCCAACTGGTCGTGTATCACGAAGGTAATTTTGTGTGCGTGGCGCGTTGCCCTGAACGCTCCGGCATTTCGCGTCAGGAAATTGCAGTGCATGCCCGGCATGTGCAGAGGCAGAACATTCAAGAGCAGCGTAAGGCGGCCAAGACGACCAAGGTCAACCCCGATGCCCTGGTGTCGAGCCTGCTGCAGGCCAAAGCCGAAGCGGCGGGAAAACTGGCAATGCTGCCGGCGCCGTCGCTGGTCCACCAGACCCCGGCACTGACCGCTTCTGGGCATGCCGCGCGCCAGCTGGCTGGCCACACCGCGCCAACCACCGTACCGCACGCCCTGCAAATCATCATGGACAAGCGCAAGGCGGACGGTGACGCGGCGCCGGCCAGCGCCGGCAACGTCACGGTAATACCGGATACGCCTCAACTGCGCTTCCGCAAGTGGCTGGCACTCGATGAAATTTTAACGATAGGAGGAGTGATCGACGATCCGAAATTAACGCGCTGGTATGGCAGCTATCCACAGACTGCCGAGCACGCGTCGATGTACAAACGCCACCAAGAATCCTTGATGGCGTCTGGAGCGAACAGCACGGCAGCCACCGTGATCCGCGAATTTAAAGCAACTAACTAGAAGCTGATTATGACCAAAATGAATGCACTGAGCAAGCAACAAAACCACGGCGCCCGGCCAACTGGCGGTATCGCCGCCATCGCCACGCTCGACATGGTCGCCGCCACCCTGGAGCGGCTGTCCAATCGCCGCCTGGGCGTGCCGGGCATCGGCGTGCTGTACGGCCCTTCCGGCTGGGGCAAAACGTTTTCGACGAACACGCTGGCCAATGAGAGCCGCGCCTACTACGTGCAGATGCTGTCGGCCTGGCGCAGCAAAGACCTGCTGGAAAAAATCTTGGCCGAGATGGGCGTGGTGCATGGCAAGGGCACTGTGTCCAAGCTGCTCGACATGGTCACGCAGCAGTTGTCGGCGTCGCGCAGGACGCTGATTCTCGATGAGTTCGACCATGCGGCGAAAAGCGACCGGCTGGTGGAACTGACACGTGACATATATGAAGGGTCGCAGGGATCGCTGCTGCTGGTCGGCGAAGAACTCCTGCCGCGCAAGCTGGAGGCATGGGAGCGCTTTCACTCCCGCGTTTCCACCTGGGCGCCCGCCCAGCGCGTGTCGCTCGATGACGCCATCAAGCTGGCGCCGATCTATTGCCCGGGCATCGCGCTGCATGAGGATGCGCTGGCCGTGCTGGTCAACCAGTCGAAAGGATCGGTGCGCAGGGTCGTCAACTGCCTGACGGCGATTCATGAGCACAGCCAGCTGTTCGCCTTGGACGAGGTGGGCGCCAACACACTGTCCGGCATTGCCCTGCCCAGCGACCGCGCACCTGAACGGAGGGTTTGAGATGGCCCGGAGTTCTGCAGAAATGGAAATGACCGGAGGGAAGTCGCCACGGCAACGCGTGTGGGATGTCATCCGTAAATGCCCCGCCGCCATCGATCCACGGAACATCAAAACGGCCGCTGCTGTCTCTGAAAGCGTGGTGCGCGATTACCTGCGCGCGCTCAGTAACGGCGGCTATATAGAGGTCGTCACAGAGGCTCACGTCAACAAACTGTGTGTTCGGCGTATCTATCGGCTGGTGCGCGACTGTGGCGTCGAGGCGCCACGCCTGACGAAGTCCGGCGAAGAGGTCAAGCAAGGTTCGGTCAACGAGGCCATGTGGAGCACGTTGCGGCGCATGTTCAAGGCTGAGTCGGTCGACTACCGGCAACTGGCGGCATTTGCCAGCACCAAACTGAACCCGGTCCCAGAGGGAACAGCCAAGGCCTACGTGCTGGCGTTGGCGGCGGCGGGCTATCTGGAATGCGTACAGCCAGCGAACAACGGCCGCAATTCGGCAGCTGCGCGCTATCGCCTGCGGGCCGAGATGGAAAGCGGCCGTCGCGCACCAATGATCCAGCGCACCAAAACGGTCTTTGATCCGAACTGGAACAAGGTCGTATGGGCAGAAAAAGTGGAGATCAGCGATGAGTAAGGTTATTTCGCCGAAGCGGCCCCGGGTTTACATGACCACTGCGTGGTTCCTGGGCCTGATGGCCGAGGTGCAGCGCACCAGCGTAACCGCTGTTGCCGCACGGCTGGGTTTCAGCCGGACCAGCATTTCGCAGGTCTGCAATGGATGCGGCCCATATGGCGAGGGCCGCTCCAGCACTACCAATATCGAGATCGCCTACCGCCGCGAGTTTGAGGGGATCACCTGCCCGCACACGCAAACCACGGTCGATGTTGCTCATTGCCGCGACGTGGCGCTCAGGAATGCCCCATCGCACAACCCATTGCAGATGCTGCAGTGGCAAGCCTGCCAGAACTGTTCCAACAAACCGAAGAAGGAGATTGCACCATGAAGTGGCTGAATTCGTTACTGCACAAAATCCGCCTGGCCATCGTCAAGCGCCGCCTGGCCATGGTCGATAACCGCCAGCGCCGCACAGTCGCTGAGATGACGTTTGCGGTGGACTGCCGCATGCAGGCCCAGCAGGAATTCGCGGCTCGCAGCGTTTACAACGCCCGTTGCAAGCGCGTCTTGCTGGAAAAACTCGCTGCACTGCAAGGAGATCGGACATGAGCGACTGGAAAACCTGCATCGAAGCCAAGCTGGCCCAGGGTAAAAAGCCAACCTACGACGAGCTGGAAGCGGCCCTGTTGGGCGCCCTGGAGGAACGCAAGCTGTTCATCAGCCATGCCAACGACCAGGCGGCCACGCTGCTCGGCGTGCTGGAGCAGCACAAGTCATTGATTGCTACCACCGAGGCGCAGACCCAGGCGCTCGATGAAATGACGCAGTGGCTGGGGAAAATTGCCGACGCGTTTATCAAGCACGACGCCCGCCGTATGGCCGACACCGTCCGCGACTTCGTGCAGGAGCGCGTAATCGTCGTCAACAAGCCAGCCAAGAGCGAGGTGCACTGATGGATGCCGAGCGCAAAGCGGCCGCGCACGCGGTCAATATCCGGCATTCGGACAAGCCTCCCATCATGCCGGCCTGCAAGAACTGCCAGCACCACGCCTACGAGGCGGGTGACCGCATGGGCGCCAAGGGCGAATACGTCGAAAAAACCGGCCGGCGCTGCATCCAACTGCAGATCCGCGTCACCACCCGCCTTGTGTGCGACCTCCATGCCTTCAAGCATGCCGACCGCCGCGACGTTTAACCAGGAGAACATACATGAAAACCACCTACCTCTACACCGGCACTGCCATTGCCATCATCGGGACCGTTACCGGCAGCCTGTGGGCCACCACCGGCGAGGCTGTCCCTACGTGCACGTTTGCCGCCCTGATGCACATCATCCTGCTGCTGGGCTGGGCCGGTGGCGCCAGCGCGTGGCAGCGGCGGCCAGATAGAACACCGGCAGCGTTCGCGCTGGCTATCGGGTCGATCACGAACACGATCAAAACAGTTTTTACCCGTGCCGAGGCGGAGCGGGAGCTGGCGAAGCTGAACCTGCCAGGTGAATACGCTGCCTGGCGCATCGTGCCGCTGTACTGCAACGATCCGCAGTACACGGAGTCTGAATGCGCCCGCCCTGGGGCGCAGTGCTGCGGCTCTATCGAATTTTGTCCCCGTGACAAATGCGTGCTGACCGCTGTCAGTGACGCAGCCATCAACCAACCGTTAGTTTAACTACCAATGAAAGACACTATGAATCAAACAACTATCCCTGACGGCTACAAAATGGACGCCCGTGGCCACCTGGTTCCTGTCGCCATGATCCGTCCTATCGACCTGGCACGCGACAGCCTGGTGCTGGAAATTACAGCCAAGGCCAAGGAACTGTCCACGCAGATCGCCACGATGAAGGCCGGTTTTTTTGCCGACATCGCCGCCTTCGTCGCGCTCAGCGCCGAACAGTACGAGGTCAAACTCGGCGGCGACAAGGGCAATGTGCAGCTGCTGTCGTTCGATGGCCGCTACAAGGTGCTGCGCGCCATCAGCGAAACGCTGGTGTTTGACGAGCGCCTGCAGGCGGCCAAGGCCTTGATCGACGCCTGCCTGCAGCGCTGGAGCGAAGGCGCCCAGCCAGAGATCAAAGTGCTGATCAACGACGCATTCCAGGTCGACAAGAGCGGCAACATCAACACCGGCCGCGTGCTGGGCCTGCGCCGCCTGGCTATCGAGGATGACGAGTGGCAGCGCGCCATGACCGCAATCGGCGAGGCGCTGCAGGTCTCGGGCAGCCGCAGCTATATCCGTGTGTATGAGCGGGTCGGCACGTCGGACAAGTACCAGCCCATCACGCTCGACCTGGCCGGGGCTTGACATGGCGATCAGCAAAGAGCAGTGGGCCGAAATCAAGTTGGAGCTTAGCCATCCGCATGGCGTCGTCGAGCTCGATTGCGATGGCTATCGGGTCTCTCTCCAGGTAGAAAGAGTTCAGGCGTTGAAATATGAAATCGCCGTGTATGTGAATGGTTTCATGCGCGGCGCTTGGCTGGCTGGTGACTCCGAAGAAGGCCGGCGCTTTTTGCAGACCGTCGAATATTTTGTTAACTCCGCGAAGGCGCGCGCCGCCCTGATCAAGATTTACGGCGGGAAGCGCTGCAAAAAGGACGAACTGGCGCGCATCAACAAGAAATTTTCGATGCGTAAGGCTGGCTGGACATCCGTGACGTCGCTGAGCCGCCATTACGTGAAAAACAATCAAAACGTATCGCTGATCAGTATCGGGTATGGCTCGATACCCACCGGCGAGTAAGTCAATTACGACAACAGGACAATCAAAATGGAATTCAAGAAATTCAAAGGGCCAAAATCAATCGAACTGATCCGCGCTCAGTGCGTGCTGCAGCAGCTGGTGTGCGACAGCACCCTGTTCGACCAGGGAAAAAGCGATTTAATCATCGTGTTCTCGCCTGCAACGCCACAGGCCAAGGTGTTCTACACCGACTTGTCGGGCTACTTCTTCGGGCATACCGACCAGGGCGTGGCGTTCAGCTCCGACGATCCGCTGGACGGCACGCCCTGGTTCGACGCACTGCTGGCCTTTTTCAATGAGCCGCTGCCGGCAGGCGAGGCACCGGATGCGGCCGCCACCAGCACGGCCGTGGATCAAATGCACGATCAGGCATTTGCTGCCGCCCAGGACGTTCCAGCGGAACGGCTGGCAGCAGCTCAGGCAGTGATTAGCGCGGGCGTGATTGCCGGTACGGAATTCTCGGCTCTTGAAAAGGATGCGGCCGAGGCGCTCAATGGATAAGGCGACCGCAATTGACAAAATCCGCAAGTGCATGGCGCTGTCGATGTCGGCCGAGCCGCACGAGGCGGCCGCCGCGCTGCGCCAGGCGC